ACACCGTTGGCGGAACAGATCGCGAACACGTCGTTCACGTCTGTAGGCTCCAGCTCATAAAATTTCCGTCCGATACGGCTGTAGAACTCCTTGTAGCCAGGCTTCTGGTATCGCAGACCATTGCTGATGCGTTTGGCAATATAATCGGTACTCAAAAACACGACGCCACATTTCTCCTCCAGTTTGTTGTACAGGCTGATGAAGTAGTGGAACACCGGTTCGGTCAGCTTGTCCGCCTCATCGAACACCAGCAGGGGCGCGTCCATCTGGATGATATCATCCAAAATAAGTCCCCACACCTCACGGATATTATACCCTTCAGTCCGGATCCCGACCGTGCGGGCTATCTCGCGGACAAAGTCACCTTTCTTCATGTCCTCGGAGCAGAGAATATAGAAAACCTCCTTATGCTCATGAAGGTAAACACGGGCGGTGGTACTCTTGCCACAACCGGCCTCACCAGTCACCCATGTGACATTGCGCCAGCGCTGCGCATCGGAGAGCACAGCCGTGATCTCCTGGTAAGCGCCAGTCTCCACGATCTGCCAACCGGTAGCGCTTACACCACCGACCTGCGAGGCGACATTACGGAACATCTCGTCACTGATATTCTCATAACGCCCGTTCAGGATATTGCTCACAGTACCCACACTGACTCCCTTCAGACTACCCGCGGCCTTCGTCTGGCTCGGATACTTCGCCACGTAAGCCCGGAGGCTCTCACTGATGGCGTTCTTCTCTTTCATTGTAATTTCCATAATCAATATTTTTTATCTTGTTATAAATCTGTTCCTTATAATTTCCCGACCACCTTGCGGATGCTCACTTCCTTCTTCTCAAAGCTGTCCCATGTCACGTTGCTGATGACTTTCATGTCACGGCCTATGGAAGGACGGGGCGGCTGGCTGTATTTTCTCGTGCGGCGGTCAATCTGGCGTTGCGCCTCCTTTCCGAGACCTTTCAGGTCAGGAGTACGCAAACCGTTCTGTTCCGGTGCGACACCATGCTCATACTCGATATCTTTGGCGACGACCTGACGGTTTATACGCTCATTGACGACGGCCTCCTGCTGGGTGCGGATGAAACGTTTTTCGGCTTCCGTCTGCTCCTGCTGGGCACGGTGGATCATCAGCGGGAACGAGGCCACACACTCGAAACGCATCGCACCGCCCTTGTCCTTGTAAAGCAACCGTACGCTGCTCATGTCATAGGGATCGTACTGGACATAGAACTTCTTGTAGGTATTACGCCGGCGCCATTCCAGGTCAGGCTCACCAGGAGCGGAGAAAACCTCGTAAGGGTATTTCTTTCCCTGTACCGTGATCTCGATACCGCTGGCGGTGAACAGCGACGGTTTATCGGTTGTGTACCAGAACATCTCCACCATATCAGGAACGCTGACCGGATCGGTGCCCTCGTTCACGCTGGTATTGTACATCTCAATACGGGGGATGCCAGTGGCCGGGTGCTTCATTGAGTTCCACTGCTCACGGGCAGCGGCATACTGTTCCTTCAGTTCCTCCAATGTGGGAAGGGAGTCGATATTCGCATTGATGAATTCCAAATTCGGACAGCTTGTCTCTCTCTTTGCCGTAATGTTCTGCCCGGTGAAACCGAAACGTTTCTTCAATACCTGGCTCTGGAAGCGGTAAAAGATGTTCTCGATCGTCTTAGATTCGCCATTATACGGAGCTGTCGGGCGGTGGATACGGCTGATCTTCGAGAAAAGCCCCAGCGCCGCGTTCTTCTTGTGGCCGCCTTGGTTGTCGCACACGATCTCGTAGGGTTTGTGCCGGCTCGTCTGGATAGCCATGCGGAAAGCATGGTACTGGGCGATATAGTCCTCGTTGTCGCTGATGTAATAGCCAAGAAGCACCTCGCTGTAGGCGTCCACCACCTCGTACACGCTTGTAGTGCACTTGTTTCCGTTCTCATCACGGTAGTAGAGGTTCAGCTTCGTGCCGTCGCCATACCAGAGGCTGTCACGACGGCCCGGAAGGATGGTCCGGTGCTTGCGGTCATAACGCTGGTGCGCCTTCATTTCCCCATAGACCGCATCATACCACAGAGGTTCGACACGCGGGCTGTTGAACCATTCGCGGAGGCTACGGGGACTCTTCAGAGGCTTCCAGCCACGTTCCGGAGCGACACGGTTGTACTCCTCGAAGATCTCCATGTCAGTATAAACCGGAACGCGGCTGCGTTTCAATGCTACAAGGTAACGCCCGCCGTCCTCCTCGATCTTCAGCGTGTTGCTGTTGCCGTATTTACCGCTCACAAGCACACCGTAGTTGTCGGGACGGAACTTGTTTATCAGGGCTTTCAAACGCCCCACACTGCCCGGAAGGCTGTGCCCGTACACCGGACGCCATTCCTCACTCGTGACAAGCAGAAGCTCCCAAAGGTTACGGCGGAAACCGGTCAGCTTGTTATTGGATGAACTCAAGCGTTTGAACTCTTCCATCAGCGCGTTCAGTACCGAGGCATTCCAAGTGTATTCCTTCTTCACATCTACGGGAAGAGCGACCATCTCACCGTTCTTGTCGTAGCGGTACTCCTCAAAAAAGCGTTCGGCTTTCTCGTCTTTCTTCACTATGTTACGAATCATTTCCTGTCTCATTTGCTGTTCAGGTTCTCCTTTGAGAAGAACCCAACGTCGTTTATACTTTTCGGGAAGGGAGGAATAGGCATACAGAGCCGGATTATTTTCACCACCGCCACGGGAAACGACATCCAGTTTTTCTCGGGACAGCTGGCTATTCAAAGTGCCTTTGGGCATTATATCCAGCAACTCTTTGTAAGTTACACACAATATATTATCAAAGTATTCCATCTCCCAGCTTGATTATCAATCCTCTAAATCATTCAAAGGGACATGCTTCTTCAGCAGCCGCACGGAGATCCCGAAATTCAACACTACGAGAAGTTCCAGCAGCGGATTAATAAAAAAGATAGAGAGCAGGATCCCGAAACTCATACAGAAGTAAAGTACGCAAAAGCGCTGTTTTCGTTTCAGACGAGCAAACCAGTGCAGCTGGTCGCTGAACAATGTCATCAAATCATTTTTCATGGCTACTTGTATTTTGAGGATTACCACCTACTTTGGATCCACCGCGCTCAATGGCGAGCTTACGAATGGAACGGGCCAGTTTGCTGTTCTTACGGAAGGCAAGCGCATGACTCACCATCACGTTTGTACAGCCCATCAGTTCGGCAATTTTATTCACCTCACCGTATTCTACAACTATTCGTTCTTTCATACTATCTAATATTTAAATTATCGTAGTGGGCAGTCGCGGATTCGAACCGCGGACCATAACCTCTCCACTATAGGAGTTTAGTTTGTTCTACCAGCTGAACTAACCACCCGAGAAAATTATTAAAGCTCCTTTATCGCATCCTCCGGAACACATATTACAGTCCAAACCTGACCATTTTTCATATAATCGATATTATATTCCCGCACGAACGTACAAATGTTATAATCCCAGTCACGAACTATACCATCAATGATCTCACCATTTCTCTTGGTGATTCTCACACTTTGTCCCTTTTTAAATTTTGCTTCCATTTTGCTTCTTTTTAAATTCTCATTGTTACCTCAAGCCTTTTTTGTAGCTTTGGGGCGTGTTTAAACTTTAATCACGTGACAAATATAGTCTAAGTTTCTTAGACAACAAAGTGTTAATCCAAATAATTTAGATTTATGAGCGTTTTTTCTAAGAATCTTAGATATTTAAGGGAGAGTAGGGGACTTAAATTAGATGAATTTGAGTTTCTGGGTATCAAAAAAGGTACAATGTCAAACTATGAACTGGGTAATACAGAACCTAAATTGAGTTTGTTATGTGAAATATCTAAGTTTTTTAGAATATCAATCGACGACTTTCTTTTAAAAGATATAGAAGCCGAAAAAATTACACCAGTAGTAACGGAAACAGCTCCTCCAGAAACAGCTAACAATAATTTTAGGGAGCTTCTGGATATTTTAAGGGAAAAAGACTCCACCATTCGAGAAATGGCAGAGGAAATAGGGATGCTCAAACAGACAATTACACAACTTAAACAGGACAAGTCGGGGCGTGTTTCGGATGCAAGCGATTCTACGGTTGCCAATGCCATCTAAAACGTGTTTTATGGGGAAAGGGAGGCAAAAACAGTTAAATCACTATTTTACAGCAGAATATATAAAAATACAGGGGAGTAAATAAATATTATCTATATACAATTTACCCCCTACAATATTATAAAAACCGATGAATACCAAATAAAAAAAAGATATTTCCCCGTTTTATTAGAACAAAATAGGCACAAAAATGAATAACCAAATGAATAACCAATCAAAACATTTCGTTTTTGTAATAGCTTAAATGAATAACCAAATGAATAAGCAAGTGAATAACCTTTCCACTTTTTAAGACGTTCAAAGCGTTCAAACGGATAAATACAGCTTTCCATCATAGTTTGACACTTATAAGGGCAAAAAAAAGCCGCTTTTGCGGCTTTTTTTTGCGTTCTAAGGCATTTATCCCTTTCTGGTACATGTTATCAAGCGAGACTGAATAATCATTGCACGTTTCGTGTATTTGGCAATGTCATCAACCAGTCCAGCATGTAAAAGACTACTCTTAGTGATTCCGACCTGTTTCTCCGTCAGAGTTTCAAAAATGGCCGATATACTACCAAAGTAGATGTTCTTTTTCTCAAAAATCAAATGTACATGGATAACTTTACTCATGATATACGGTATTTATTTCACTGCAAATATACCAAATATCAACTATATGGAATAATTTCAATAAATAAAAATAGGAGAGAAGCGAAGCGCTCCCCTACTCCACTTGCATAAATTACACCATTTGGTTATCTTTGTATATGGAAGTATGACCTGGGCAAAGCATCGGAGTAAAATAATACCATACTGCCTGAATTCTCCCCTACTCCACTCCTAATGTAAAGAGATTCATTTGAACGGCGTTCAAACAAGGTTCAAATGTAAGCTCGATGTAAAGCGATGTAAACGCTTCGTTTTTCCACCCAGCTCACTCCTACCCCGTTCTAACGCTTTGAAAACCAAAGCAATCAGATATTTTCAGACCGACCGAACTTTGACACGCATCGTTTCTCCCCCCTTACACGCTTTCCATCAGGGTATAAAGTGATGTCAAGCGTTTCTTGAGGGTCGGGAAGCAATTCGCTCCATCGGTCTAATAGAGGCTCTTCCACATTGATAACGGCACGCTTCGTTCCGTCTTCCGTCGAAAGAATCCATTTTCCTTTTTGTTCTTTTATAAACAGGGGCACTTTCTGAATCCGGTCACTGAATTGTAGCATTTCCGACTCATCTGTCAGTACATAATCACCGAAGCCAAGAAACAGGCGGGTGATGCCGATGTTATACTGACGGATGATTAACGTATATTCCTCCTGGGGAACATCGGTATCCGCCATCATATCGTTAGCCAGCTTTTGCTTCTGAAAGGGAACTGTTACGTAAATATCTCCTTCCTTTTCATAAACAGCCGTTGGCTTGTATGCTTTCCAAAGCGACTCATTCCTTGATAACTCGGTATCGAAATCAAGGAAATCAAATAAGTGGTAGTTCGTTGGTTTCATCTATTTTATTGATTAAATATCGTTTATTGATTACTATAATTATCATATTAGTTTGAATGATTACCATACTAGTCTAGTTCTAATGATTATTACACTAGTTTATTGATTGCTATACTAGTACATTAATGACTATGTTAATCCATTGATTTGTTTCAATCTTGCTTTATTCTTCCGGCTTTGTACTTAATACTGTCCGCCACTTGAGGCCCGTTATTCTTCCACACGTTCTTTTTCCCGGGGCGGTTCGAATCAAAACGTTCAGCAGGACACCAGTTGTTTTCCATTGTATATCCGTCCGTAGCTTCATCCAGATAGATATAAAAAGCACGGTCATTCGTAGCGTAGGGTGCCTCGATTAAATGTTCGATCCGATTATTTCGCATGACGGAACCCGGCTGGTTGGAAAGAGTATACAGACCGCCTGCATCGTATAGCCGACGGGCAAAGTGATGTACATAGTTTGCTTCTATCCGGTTGTTACACATTCCGCTCTCCAGCGATGTCCATCCCCAGCCTACACAAATCCCTGAATAGTTCAGATGGCAGACTTCATTATGAGAAATATCCATGTTTCTGACATATCCGGCACCGATACCTACACATCCCCAGTCTTCATTAGTCACATTACTGATGAAATTGTTTCTGATAGTAATATGGGAACATAATTCCCGTACGTCAGCAGGAATAAAAGGAATGTGCGTCTCAAATCCTCCGTCCGGAAATGCACCGACCAGTAAAGCCGTTCCTCCAATATCCGTAAATTGACAATCTTCGACACTCGATGCAGTAACGGCCCATTCATAATCCAGTCCGGTGGATGATAAATGACGGAACGTGCAATGCTTGAAATCAATATGCTCGGCACCTCTTACACGTATTGCCGTTTCGGGACGGGTGATCCAGGCTTGGTTCTCCAGTTCCGCTTTTTCCGGAAGCCCCGGTTCTTGTAGTTTATAGGCATCCAATAAAGGAAATCCCCCTTGCAAGGTGACGTGCCCCTGAAAAGAAGGACGCATCCAGGAGGTATGCGCAAAAGTAATTCCGTTAAATTGTATATGTTTTACCGGACGAGACAATGTACCGTCTATGGTCACTAAAGTTTCTAAGGTAGGGATAATCACTTCAGCTGTTTCCATATTTTCGCTCGCCTGCGGATAATAGTAAATCGTGCCGGAAGGATATTCCTGGAACCATTCACCGGGTTGGTCCAGCAATTCCAGTGCATTGATCAGGCAGAAGGAAGAATTTCCTTTCTCTCCTCCGATGACGGGTTGCGGCCAGGGATGCGCAAACTCCAGGTGACTTTCAGGTTCATGGAAGCGAACTACAGCTTGTCCGTCTTTCACGTCTATACTTTTCACGCGCAAAATAGCAATCGCCCAGCGTTGATGGACAATCATTTCCAGTTGGCCGGCATTTTGTAGTCTTTTCGGATTTACACTTTGAGAAACGGGGATCGTTATTGTCTGCTCTTCCGGATT